AACTAAATTGAAGTTTGGAATAACTGAGATGGTAGTTTTATTTACAACTTGAGCAACAGTTCCTGTTAATGTATCATTATTATTAAATGATACATTATCTCCTCTCAAAAATGAATGAGTATCATATAATTCAATTAAATATGTAAATTGGTCTACCTGCTGAATTGATTTTATATCATAATTTGCAGAGATATTAAAGAACCAATTATTTGCCCTAATATTTTTTGAATCATTTCCGAGAGTTTTGATTTCAATTGTGTTATTCTTGCTCTGCAGAACGATGTTATTTTCTTCCGGAAGATTTAATTTTTCTAGGACTCCAGTAATTCTGACTTTGATTTGATTATTTTCATCTCTTCCATATGCAAATGAATCTAAAACAAGTTCACTTCCAGATTTTATATTTTCTACTATTCCACTACATTGTAAAAATTGATTAATCGTTTTTGATTGATAATTAATTGTTAATACTGCTCCGGTTTCTAGAGTTATTTTTAAAACTCCGGAGTTTGGAAATCCAATTGTGGAATCTACATCTAAGTAATTCGAATCACTAATTGCTGAACTTACCAGTAATGTTTTTGGATGAATTCTAAATTTTCCTCTGACAGTGCCTCTTACATCAATATCACGATTATAATTGTAATCCAATTTTAAAATATAATAAGTTTTAGCATTACGAATAATTTTTTCCACTCCAGCAACAATTCCTCTTGCAGATTCAAAAAATCCATCATCTTCTTGAATTAAAGTCTTATTTACTAAATTTTCTGGATTTCCCTCTACTGCTTCAACTACAAGATTATTTGAAATGCGATATTGAGCATTTGATGGTTTGATTAGATAATCCTGCGGTTTAATGATTTCAACGGGCTCTCCATATAGAGCTCCAAATAAAATTTTAAAAGAAGAATCAGTTCCTTTTGACTTATAAAAATCACCAACTTGCTTCATAAACAAAGATTCATTCAATTCTGAAACGAATTCTTGATTTTCAAATCCAGGAGCAAATTGAGTTTTAAGTTTTCTAAAGAATTCCTTTAAAAATAAAACACTCAAATTAGTTACTATGTCCCCATTTAAATGAGAAGATGACTCGGATTCAGAGAAAATGAGTTTATCTTTTTCTGAAGGAGATTGTAAAGATGTAACTCCAGAAAATCCACGAATACATCCGGTAAATGTATTCGTTGTAATTCCAGTATATGTGATGATTTCATCATTTATCTGAATTAATCCATATCTGGATGGAAATCCAGAAGTTGATTCTACTGAAATTATATCATCAAAGAAATCAATATTTTCAGAAAGAATAGTGGAGTTTACTAGATTTGTAACATTATCAAATTTTACATACTGGTCTAAATTTTGAATTATATCATAACAATTTCCATTATTTTCTAAAGAAAGATAATATTGAGATAAAAATTCAGAAATCAGTGGATATTCACTTTGAATAAATTCTGGGAGTTGATTTTTAACAATTGTTTTGAGGTTAATTCTTTGTTCTTTCATTTTATAGTCTTATAATTTCTCCGTTGCTGTAACTTGATGTTGAAACATAATTTGTTCCAGAAATATCAGAACCAGATGATATAGTATCTGATATCATATTTACTACACTTTTATTTACGTCTAATTGCAAATATAAATCTTGAAGTCCAATTACATCATTTGATTTTGGAATTGCTGAGATTTCAATAATTGAGTCTTCTCCGAATTTTTTTGAAGTTCTAATAATATTTAATGGAGATAATAAAATCTCTCCTTTTTGATAGTCAACTCTTCCTGCATTTGAGCGAATAATCTGAAAACGATTATTTAAGTCAATTTTAAAAAATACAATTCTTCCTACAGTATCACTTTCTGGAATATCTGTAAGATATAAGGTATCGGAGTATCCACTAATGACAAATCCTGATGATTTTAAATTAAATCCACTATTTGATTGAATATGAAATTGATTTCCATAACAAATTTCATATGTTGCAAATTGATTTAATGCTGCTCTTAAATCTCTACGAATATTTACTTTCGTAATATTTGAAGTAATTGAATTGCTACTATCATCAATTACTTTGAGAAACTTGCTATATTTAAATCTTGCTCCATACTTATTCAACTCTGATGAATTTGAATAAGAAATAATATTGTTTAAGACAGTAGTTCTCAAATCATTTGGAGATAGTGTTTGATTTGTATTATAGTAAACTGTTGAGTTAGTCTCAACATAAAGATATTTTAAGTCGAGAATTTCTGGAACAATTCCAGCAACACTATATTGCTTTAATGATTTTTTGATATTTTCTTTTACTAAATTTGAGATAAATTCTCCATTGATTGGTTTAATACTAATAAAAACTTTTCCATATTTTGGAGGAACTAACTCTTCACCTCCAAATACTGAAACTGATTCTGCTTCTGGAAAAATGGAAGGAATAATAGTCTCATAGTCTAAAGCAGTCACTGCTCGATTTTGTGATGAATATTTGCGAGGTGCATATTTACGAATTGAATCCACGGATTCAATTTCTCTTCCGTTTTGGGAAATTGAATTAGTAGTAATTAAAGAGAATCCACTTGTAACTACTAAACCATTATTATCTAAAAGTCTTCCATTAAAATTAAATGAAGAAATTCCATTTGCATCTGGTCCATTAGTGACATTATAATAAACTTCAATGAAATTTAAGTTGTTTAATTTCTCTCCGAAAATTCCATCTCCGAAAATTAGTTCATATCTTTGGTCTTCGATTTCTTGTATAAAAAAGACTTTTGAATTAGAATTTATATTAAATAAATTTTTTGCTAAAGTAAATTGATTTCGAATTGTGCTTGCTTGAGTGTCACGAACGAAGACTGAAATGGAATCAATATCAATGTTTGAGTTGTTTAAAATAAATCTTTGATTTTTATTATTTGCATTGACTGTGAAGTTATTCAGAATTAAAGAACCTTCATAAATATCGACACTATCAAAAAATGCGATTCCATCTACTACAGGAACTGTGATATCTTGAGGAATAATAAAAGAAAAACTTTGCCCATTAAATGAACTTGAAGATGTACATACTACTCCACTCTTCAGAGTAATTGTAATGGGTCTTGTAATAAATGTAGAAGTATCTACAAAGAATGAAATATTTGCTTTTGCTGCAGATTTAGAAGTTGGAACATATCCAATATTTCTTGCAAGAGAAACTATGTTCTCACGAAGAGTTGCACTATCAATAAAAACTTCATTACTCAGCATATTTGCATTGTAAGAAGTAATATAGGTATTATATGCTAATACATCCAGTATCATTGAAAGATTTGATCCATTAAAATCATAATCCGTAAAGTTTGAGTTTGCTCTCAAATACTCACGAATTGAAGTTTTAATTTGATCGAAATCTAAATTTGTAAAGTTAACTAATGCCATTTATCGGGTTGGCTGAAGTGCAAATGATAATTGCTGAGGAAGAACGTCAATTCCCACAATACGATATTGAATTTTTACATCATATTCATTTGAATCATAATTTGGAGTTGCGGTCACATTGATCAAACGAACTCTAGGTTCATAGTTATTAATAGTATTTCTAATTTGGTCTTGAATTGATGATGCAGAAAGTTCATCTAAGTTTTCAAATAAAGAATTAGAAATTTCCGAACCAAGATTTTGACTAAAGAATCTTTCTCCTGGAAGAGTTAAAACTAAATTCCGAATTGAACGAGCAATTGCAGTTTCATTTTGAATTGCAATCAAATCATTATTCAATGAATTGATTTGAAAACTCATACTAATATCTTTGAATTTTTTTTCAACTCTTTCCAGTGGCATTGAATTTGAATATACTTATCAATTATTTATTCGCACTTTCATATAGAGGTTCAGTTCCATATTCCCAATCATCATAATCAGTATCATTGCGAATTTTTGAATGTAATTCATTTTGCATATCGAAGTTATGCTTTTTAGGAAGAAACTCATCATTCACAATTTCACGAAGCATTTTTGGATCTTTTTTGTAAACTCTTGTTTCCCATCCATATTCAGTTGAGAGAAATTCAGTTCCCCATTGTTCTTTCATATAGTTTTTGTCTGTATCTACTTTTTTGGTCATTGTTTTAAAGTTCTAGAGAAAGTATAGAACTTTTTATGAGGTTTCTATCTCATTACTATCTAGTCTTGATTTTCTAAATAATAGTAATATATTGTTATACGATGAAAACGTTTAAGCAGTTTATGTCAGAGGCAAAGGCACCCAAGACTGATGCATTAGAGACAATTCAAAGAAATACAAAAAGAGCAACTCCAGGAATGAAATATGTGATTCATACTACAAATACTGACGATATTCGTGTGGATAATATTGAGGTTCCAAAGAATCAAAGAAGTAAAGGTATTGCCACAAGAGCATTTAAAGGACTTCATAACTATGCAAATAAAATCAATAAAAATGTCTCTCTGACTCCAGTTGCACAAGATAAAAATAATCAAGAAAGATTAGAAAAATACTATAAGAAATTAGGTTATCGTAAACGCAAAAAATCTGATAAAATTGCAGGTGCAGACACTATGATTCGTCGTCCGAACTCATAATTTCATCATAGTATTCTTTACTCCAGAATGAGTAGTATTTGGTTTTCTTTAGAATCTCACGAAACTTTCTAAGTTTATTCTTTGGTTGACCTAAAATTAAATTATATTTTCCATTATTTGTTTGAACTTCATTTAGATAAGTATCATAAGAAGCACAGTCTTCAAAGAATAACCAATCTGAATATTTTTGATTATATTTTTTTACCCATTCATTAATGACTTCCAAATTTTCTTCTTGAATCACATATATGATTACATCATAATTATCTTCTGGTTGAATTAAATTCACATTACAAAAGATAATTTTATAGTTTGCTTTTTCTGCAAATGGGCATATAGAAAATCCCCCAAGCTCTGTACGAGCCTGAGAGACATACTCAATCCATTTTTTTAGGTCTTCAACGACCTTGACCTCTATATTTTTTTCGTTTTCCATTTTTTGAGGATGCACTGAGTTTTGTATTTCCGGAATTTCCTTGTCGAGACTTTTTGGGATTGGATTCAATAACTTTTTTTCCTGTTGGACTTGCTTTGATTTTCATTTTAAATTACCTCAAATAATTCGAATTTTTTCGTGTCCCACACGAATTCTTGGATCACACCAGATTTCAAATCCTTTTTCTTTTGCATCTAAGCAGAAAGAAACGTCTTCTCCACACATATCTTGAACTGAACCAGATTCAAATACTTGCATTTTTGGAGCAAACCAAG